CCCCAGTGTCCCTGGTCAACTCTACTGCTCGGCGTCGATCACCTCAACTTCAGCTGGCCCCACGTCAATGAGACCCTGCTCACGTTTTCGGCGCTCAACCTCGGCGACCAGCTGCTCGATGCGTGACGTCGTGGCCGACGCCGTCATCTCGGCCAGGTTGGAGGAGACCTCGATCTGCACCTTGGCCGAGTCGGCTCCGGCCCCGGCCGCCTCGCGCTCGATGCGCGCCGCGACGTCCATCATCTGGACGATGCCGTTCGCGCTCATGCGGGCGATCCGGTCCTCGGTGAGGCTGTCGAGCCACATCTCAGCCTTCTCCAGCGCCTTACGGCCGAGGGCACGGTGTCGGTCCCCCATGGCGATCCGGTAGCGGACGAGCTCGTTCGCCTCGTTCTCGGCCATGTGCTTGTCCCACGCCTCGACGCGCTCCCGCCACGACCACCTGGCCGAGTAGGAATTGCCGTTGGGCGCGTCCCGCACCCGGCGCCGCTCCATGTCCCGGTAGGCCTTGAACGAGGCGTACGCCGCCTCGGTCTCACCGTCCTGACGCTTCCAGATCGGGCGGGTGTAGTCCAGCGGAGCCGGCTTTCGAGGTGCCGGCGGCTTCGCGGTAGTCACAGCCCCTCCAGAGCGGAGGTCCAGTCCTGAGAGGGTGCCAGGGACCGGTTCACGAGGGCGCGGGCCAGGTCTTGAGCGAAGGTCTCGGCGAACTCCGGGCTCCAGCCCTGCTCCCGGACCATCTTGATTCGGATTCCGGCGCAGGCTGCCGTGATGGAGAGAATCGTGTCTCCGGCAATCATGAGAGCGTCGCCGGCCTCGGCTAATCCGCTGTCCGGCTGCTCCGGGATGTCGTCAATCACTGCGCTTGCTGCGGTACTCACGGGCCAGGTCCTCCTTCTCCTGCTGCTTCATCTGATCGACCATGATGCGGTAGATGCGGGCCACGGTCTTCGCGTGCCAGCACGACGCCCAGCGCGAGTTCTGGCCGTGCTTGCAGGTGCACGTGAACCGCGGGTATCCGTGGTCCGACTTCAGGACCACGTGATGGAACCGCTTCCCATCGGCTCGCTTCGTCTCGCCGGTGTTCCTGGCCGAGTAGGACCGGACCCACCACACCCGGGGGTTCACCTCGTCCTGGTAGACCGCGCCGGTTCGCCACGTCTCCCGGGCCGACTTCAGCTGCGCCGGAGTCATCTCCTCCCACTCCAGCTGCCGCACGAAGTCGAACTCGGTAGCGGTCAGCCTAGCCCTCGCCACTGAGATCACCTCCGGCCCCGACGACGGGGTACATGCTCGACAACGTCGAGCCGGTCAGCGCCTCACGCACAGCCCACTCGGCCTCGTCGGCGTCCAGGACGGTGCAGGCAGCTCCGCCGGCGGCGCGCACACGGCGAATCTGGCGGACCTGCTCAACCGACGTGCGGGCCAGGGCGTGGGCTCGCGACTCGCCGGGCTTCTGGTGCTTGACCTCCAGGAAGATCAGGCGGCCCTCGACGCAGCACAGCACGTCCGGGATGCCGGCCTCCATGTAGACCGAGCCGTGCATCTTCCAGGTGACCGATCCCGGCCAGACCTGCGCGATGCGGCGCCGGATGGCGTCCACGACGCCGCTCTCCTTGCTAGCCATGTCACTCCTTTCTGTCTAAGGGGACGGCCCCGCCGTAGCGGGGCCGTCTCACGATTCGGACCTCAGAGGTCCAGGTCGTCGATGTCCAGGGCGTCCACGTCGAGCTCAACGGCGTCCTCCACCGTAGCGTCTAGCTCCGGCTTGGCCGTCTCATCGGCGGCCGAGGGCGCGTCGTCCTCGTCCGCCATCGGGTCGGCGGCGGCAGGCTCGGCCTTAGCCGGCTTCGTGGCGCGAAGGTACTCGCGCACCTCGCTCTTCACGCGGCCGTTGTAGGGCTCGCCGTCCTCCACAACGATGTCCACGGGGCGGCCGATGAGGCTCTTCGGGTTCAGGGCGATCTTCTTCTTGGCGATCTTGACCCCGAGGGCCTGAAGGAAGGCGGCGGACCGGAACATCGCCTTCTCCGTCTGAGGGAGGCGGTCGATGATCTGCTGACCGGCGTGCGGGCCCTCGATGATCTCCAAGTAGACGACGAACATCGCGTTGCCGGCCTTGGAGGTCGTCTCCTCGAAGTCCGAGACCTCGGCGTGGTAGGTACCGGGGGCGACGTGGGCGGTGGAGGTGTCCTTGTAGTTGGTGAAGTCGAAGGTCAGAGCCATGATGATTTCTCCTGCGTGGTTGGGTTACTGGGTGTCAGTTGTCGGACTTGTCCGACTTGGCGGCGGGCTTGCGCTCCGGGACTCCGCCTACTCCGAGGAAGCGGGATAGCTTCTCCAGAGTCACGGGGTGGTCGCGTCCCAGGACGGACGGGACCTTCCCGCGAAGGTTGTATGGGATACGGGCCTTGGTCCCGTACTCCGGGTCGGTGCCGAAGCGAACGACGTGCTTCAGCGAGGGGCCGTCGTCGTGACCGGTGTTGTCCAGGTCCTCCTCGACGTCGGCGTAGATGATGTAGTTCGGGGTGGCACGGATGATCGACTGGGCGCCGCGCTGTACGTCCGGCGAGCGGCGAACGCCGCCGTTGATCTCGTCCTCGACCATCTTGACCTGGGCCGTCATGACGACGTGCATGGGTTCGGGACGGTTGCCGTCGGCGAGGCCGTACCAGAACACCGCCGTGTCAGTCATGATGTCGAGCGCCTGGCCCCACGTGCGCTGGTCGGCCGGGGCGGTGCCCTGCTTGATCTCACGCACTGCGGTCTCCGAGAAGCCGGTGAGGTAGCGCATCGTCATCTTCTGGAGGGCGGTGAGGCTGTCGAGGATGACGGCCTTGTAGCCGTGGCCCCCCTTGTCCAGGCTCCAGAAGATGTCGTCGAGCGCGGTGACGCTCTCAGGACGGACCACGTCGATATTCTTGGCGTAGGGGGCGTTCTTGAACGACTGCGTGCCCTTCTCTCCCGGCAGGTCGATGAACAGGGTCTTGCCCATCGTGGCGACGGTCGAGGCGAGCGAGCTCTTGCCGGCCCCCTGTGCCCCGAGGATCAGCCACCGACCGTAGTCGGCTGCCTCCTCGTTCACGTCAACAATGTTGACGCCGGCGAAACTGGTCATTGAATTTCCTTCCGCTGTTTGGGTGGTGACTTAACTGTAGGTGTATGACGGCGGGCATTGCAAGCCTGGAGGGCTACCTGCCGCTGTGAGACGGGTCACGGTAGCGCAGGCCATACTCCTCAGGCGCGTACTCCCCGCCCGGCCCGCCGACCATCTGTGCGCGGCAGAGATCGGCGAACTCGCAGAACTGGCAAGCCGCCTTCCCGAAGTTTCGTGGCGCCTCGCCCCGCCGGTCAGCGCGCACCCTCGTCCGAGAGATGTCCGAGCAGGTGTCGGCCGCTGCCTGAAGGTGGGATCGGACGAGGTAAGGGCTCACCGGAGTCAGGTGGCGAGAGAACCACTGCGAGACGGCCTGCGGCGAGGTCAGGCGTCCGATCTCGGCCTCCTCGGCCGTGTAGGTCCCGGCCGCGCTCCCGTCCCTCTTCATCCCCTCGAAGGGGACGCCGTCGGCGCACCACTCGAGGTACGTGCGCAGGTCGTAGTCCTTGACCGAAGCGGAGAGCTTGCCGGCCTTCGTGATCTTGGGTGTCTTGGGCGCCTTGGACCGGACACGGTCGAAGGCGACGGCCCGCGGAGTCGGCACTCCCCACTCCGAGCAGTCCGGCGCCAGTCCCCAGGCGTAGAGCTGGACCTGGCTGTCCATCATCTCGTCCAGGCTCGTGACCTGGCCGAGCGTGCCGGACGTCTTGCAGTCACGGACCACGACGATGCCGCGCTTGCGGTCCTGGTAGACCTCGTCCGCGTAGCCCCACAGGGTGACCCCGGTGCTGGGAATCTCGCGCTCCCAGCGCTGCTCGACGGCGAGGACGGACTCGTTCTCCGACTCCTCGGCCCAGCGATCACGCCACTCGGCGTAGACGTGGGAGAGGCGGTGCTGGAGAGGCTGGCCTAGCC